ATACTTAACGAACTTAACAGGTCTATGAGCTATGAATGTCCAATTAGAATAGATGTTACTCTTAGAGATAGCTTTCTCACCTAGAGCATATATCTGATACATTGCCTCATCAGTTCTCTTCAAGTCCTCTATCTGCTTTTTAATGCTATCAGGTAGGAATGGATTATCCCTGTAGGTAGACTTAATCAGTATGCTTTCCTCAGTTGGTAGGTCATAGAGCCAGGAGGATGACTCAGAGGGATTGTAGTCAAAGATTAGCTTGTCTTCTGTTCTCATATTCAGCTGAGTAAAGTCATCATAGAATAACTCATTAGCCTCATTGCACCAAGCCACATCTCTCTTCCTACCTCTTATCTTCTGCTCATCATCTACACTAAAGAACTCTACAATAGATCCATTACCAAAAGCATAAATATGTTCTGATTTGTTATGATTAGCTACTTCATAAATACCCATGTTTTTTATTATCTCTAAGAAATCTCTCATCACTGTAGCTCTAAGTGCTGGGAATGTCTTTCTGATAATTGATACTACTTTACCGCTATTTTGTAAGCAGTAAACTATTAACATCTGACAAAGGCTGTAGGTCTTAGAGCTTCTACTGCCACCCTCATTAATAATAAATCTTAGTGCAGGATCATTAAGAGCTGCATAGTTCTTATCAAATATAACTGTACTATCTATCTGCATTTGTAAATGAATAAGCATAGGCTAGCATCTCCATCTGCCTAGCATCACTGATAATTGCTATCCTGTTTATCTTTATAGCTACTCCTTTCTTAGAATAGATGTAAGCCTCCACAGCTTGACACATCATCTCAATCCTTTGCATTACTAATTATATTTACTTGTATCTCTTTTATTGTTTGTTCTAAATTTTGTTCTATTTGTTGTAAAGGTGCACCATAGCCGCTATCCATTAAAGCCTTGTAAGCGTTTACATCTCCGTCTCTTGCTTTTTTAATGAGTGCTAACGTCATTAAATCTTCTTGGCTCATAGTTTCCTGTTCACCTGTTAAAGGATTCTTTAGAGACTGATTAACTTCTAACCATTGCCTTGCTATTGTACTTCGATTTCTACTTCCTTTTGGTCGTCCATTTGGATTTCCGCTTTCGCCTTTTTCCCAATTAGGTTTTAAATTGTCTTCTTTACTCATCTCGGTGTAATTTCGGTGTTTATTTTAATTCAAAACTTGCGGTTATTCTATTGCTTGAATAACCACTATCTTTTCTAAATCCTTTTATTGTACTACTTTTACTACTATTAATAGCCCTACCAATTCTTAAACAAATCCAATCATTTGATTTTTTTAAAACATTAATTAAACTTGGAGCTGAAGTTACTATTGTATATCTCCATTTATCTTGTTTATATATTTTTCCTATTTCATTTAATAATTTTAAGCCTATTCCTGCTCCTTGATAATCGGGTAAAATAACTAAACGATGAACTTTTTTTAAATCTTTTGCTTTTGGATGAGGAAAATGTAATATACTTATAAATCCTGCTATTTCATCATTTACTGTTGCTATAAATACATTTGCAGCGTTATTATGTGAATGACTTAAATAGTGGTGCTTAGCAAACATTTTCCAAATTGTTTTATCTGCTGTTTGGAATATTTCAAATTTAATTTCTGGTCTATTTTTTTTTTGCCCTTCAAAACTTTGAAAGGTCATTGTGTCAGTATTAAATATCCAATCAGGAAGTAACCAATCTTGTACGTCAAAGTGACAAGTAACTGCTATAAATTTTTTATCCGTTTTTCTAATAGCTTTCTGCATAGCAAAAGAACCTATTTGAGCAACATTTCTATCTACTACACTTGTAAATTCATCAAATACAAAAAACTTTTGTTCTTCTAATATTGCTCTTGCTAAATCAACTCGCATTTTTTGTCCGTTACTTAATACGGAATATGGCTTTAACCAACTTGGTGGACTTGAAAACCCTACTGAATTAAAAGCTGAAGTTATTTGTTCAACGCTACATTCTTTTGGCATATCATCTAATACAGTTTCCTTCGTGTATTCATAAGATGTTATATAAGCATTTTCAAATAATTGTTTTGCTATCGTTGTTTTACCTGTTCCGCTTTTTCCTACAATTAAACCTATTTGCCATTTTTCAGGCATATCAATATCTCCTTTAAAATGTTCTACAATATTTTCAGATTGCAAATCAAATTTACCAATAACCGAAGCAACCCTAAACGTTTTGCTTGGCTTTACTTGTTTTATAATGTCAAAAGTCGGCATTCGTAACCCTCCTCAATTAATTTGTTATAACTATTTTCTTGGTGTTCTTCGTCTTTACATATAATTTCAATCCTATATAAATTATCTATTGTACTAGATAAATCTTTTAATTCATTTTCATCGTCTTTAAATATTGGTATATCTAAACCCCAATCCGTTAATTTTTCCGTGTCCCATTCATTTGCTAAAATATCCCAATCCCATTCTCCAAAACCTACGTTGTCTTTAACTATAAATTCGTCTTTTTGTTGCTCAGTTAAATCTTTTGCTTGTACAATAAAAACTTCTTTTAGTCCTGCTTCAATGCAAGCTTTGTGTCGCATATTTCCACCTAATATTATATTGTTTTCATCTACAACTATTGGCCGTAGTTCTAACATTTGTGGAAATTCCTGTATTGATTTGACTAACTTTTTAAACTTATCGTCTTTAATTAAACGTGGATTCTTTGGATTCGTCTTTATGCTATTAATTTTAACTAATTTCATCCTTGTCGTGTATAAAGTTTTTTATAATTCTTACTTGATTTTAGCTTAGAGGTCTTACTCTTAGCATGAACACCTGGTCTCTTTACCTTAGGCTTTCTGCAGAACGATACACTACTCTGCTTCTGTGCCATCTTCTGTATCTTCTACTACAGGCTCAGGAGTAGGAATAGGTCCTTTGACTGCTTTATACTTTACTACTTTAGGCTCTGATACCGTAGGCTCTTCAAACATATAGCCTAAGCCTATAGACTCACAAAAAGTGTAATTCTCAGTTGACACATTCACATTATTACCTTTGTGAGATACTTTTACTCCAATAAATTCATCTTTAATTTTCATCTCTTAGTTGTTTTAAATCGTTTTTAATTTCTTGTATCCAGTAATGAGCAGATGTAACAGGTATTCTGAAATATTCTGCCATTGCTCTAGCTGTACTGTATCCCTTATCAAAGTAACATTGGAACACTATCAGCTTAATTCTATCTGTAATCCTCCCTCTATAAGTCTCTATCACTGCCATGTTATCCTGATACTGCATATCTTCTCTAATCTTATCCCACAAATCAGTATCATCATCCATCACTATCGGCATAGTACTATCTGTAGCTGTAACTCTCTCTTGCCTATTAGTTAGTGATGTAGACCAAAGGATCTGCATCTTAATAGTATTTAATAGATATGCTTTTACCTTTTTAGGATCAGTCACCTCTATATCTATATTACATAAATATAAAAAAGAGTTATTTATTACAGCATCGGCAGATATTGTAGAATTCATTCTTACTAGAAAATAGTTAGTGTATTTCCTTATCTCTTTGTAGTGAGCTGATATGTAGTTGTCAAGTATAGGTCTCATACCATTGCTTGAAATCCTTAAGCCATATCTTTCTCCTCACACTACCACAGAAGCATTCTTTGTCAGGAGTTCCTGTAAGTCTTATCTTAATGGGCTTGAGTTTTATTAGATGAATCTTATAAGACTGTTCTTTCTCAGGCAGATTAAATACCTGTTGTATTATTACTTGCTCAGCTTCAGTAAACATTCCTGTAATATAAACGATAGTAATGCTACAATAGTTGCTTCAATGAATGACCAGGTGCAAATTAATGTTAGCCAAAAAGATATACATTTGATACAGCTAGCAGAGGAATGTAGATAGATTGCTAGATTGCTAAACCTAATTTTTCTAAAGATTGAGTCAATCAGTAGTTGTAATGGCTCAAAGTTTACTATAAACCATGATATTGATATGTATGTTATTATGTTCATACGCAAAAATAACAAAGGCAGCCATAAGACTGCCTAAAAGTTATTAATTATTTAGATAATTTT